TGAGCCCGGGCACGTAGCGGCACCGGATTCGGTGGCTCATCTCGATCTGCTGCTGCCCGGCGAGCAGGAACTCCCGGGCCGACACGCCTTCGACGCTCGCCCACACTGTGGCGAAGTCAGTCCACGTCGCCACGCTCTCGCCCATGGAGTTGCGCGTCTCGGTGGGCGACTGCCACGTCACCCGCTCGCGGAGTTTGCCGGCGTCGATCATGTGCCGTAGACGAGCATGGAGTAGGTGGCGGTGCCGGTCGTGGTGCGGATGGCGAAACTCGTGTTCGTCCGCTCGGTTCCCGTGAGTTCGTACACGCCTACGCGGTTGCCGCTGGCGAAGTAGGTCTTGCCGCTGGCGTTCGTGGTGAGTTCCACGTGCGGATTGCCACGCAGGGCGACGCGTTCGACGAACGAAAACGTCACGCTGCCGCCATCTGCGGCCGTGTAGGGAATCGGCTGCCGCGAAAAGATCACGGTCGCCGTGCCGATCGTGCCGGTGACGAGGGCGACCTTGCCCGTGGTGACGGCGTCGCTTGATTCAAGCGACAGCACCTTCACCGAGGTAGACCCGTCGAAGTCGTGCACCAGTGCGTCTACGGTGAAGCGGCCGTCGATGCTCATGCGTATTGCCCCCAGGAGACGCTATCGAGCAGTGCCCTTGCCCCGGCGGGCAGTTGGGCATCGCCACGCTTTTCGTAGAGCTCGAGCACCGTCATCAGAATCGCGTTCTTGACGCGTTGCGGCACGCTGGCAGCCGATCCGTAGCCGGCCCACCACGTGACGCTGATCGAGTTCTGATCATCCAGATTCGACGGCCACGTGCCGCCGTAGAGATTGCGGATCGCTCCAGGCGTGGCATCGCGATCGACTCGGTACGTGCTGGCGGCGAGCGTCGCGGTCGCGCCGGTCTCATTCAGCGTGTAAGTGACCACGACGGCGGTGGTGGTGCCGCTGCCAGACATCGGCGGGCGGGGCAGTTCGATCTCCGGCGGGAACTGATCGAACCGCATAACGTACTGCTGCGTGACGAGAGCCCGGTCGAGATAGTCCTCGCAGAGCTCGCGGGCGGCAGTGATGTAGCCCGTGATCAAAGAATCGTCGGTGTCGATGTCGATGCGGCAGTGGCTCTTCGCCTCTGCCAACGTCACCGGCTCGACCTCCGGGGCGGTCAAACGCTTCAGGCTGCGGTATCTCATCGGACGATCCTCCGCTCTGCCTGGGGCGTGGCCTGGGCTTTCTCGGTCTTCGGCTCATCGTCGCGAACCTCGACCGCGTAGCCTTCGGCGATCAGTTGCCGGGCCGGGCCTTCGTCGATGTCGTGCACGGTGCCCTCAAGCATCTTCGCGAAGTCGCGGATCATGCGGATCTTCATGGCTGCTTCCGCCTGGGCTTCGGGGTGGCTGGCGTGTCGAGGAGCGGCTGATCAGCGTCAGCGGCACGCGCCGCGTACTCCCACGCGATCAGCGACTCCGCCTGCTGTTCCGGCAACTCCACGACCTCGCCCTTCTTGTAGGCACCGTGAGGCTTGCTCATCCGTATCTTCATCATCTTCACTGAGGGACGTTCCATGCAGCCTCCGGGGGTTTGCGAGTGTTCTGCCACTCGGTCGTGTACTGATAGACCGGGCCGGAAAGGTTCTTCCCGGGCCACGTGATCACATATTCGCCATGACCGATCACGACCCGGGGCGTCACGTAGAGGCGGTTGCCGCTGGCCTTGAAGTTTTTCCAGAACGCTATGTCAGCGTCGAGCCGCCCGTCGCCCCAGCCACCGTTCTGGTCGGGCGTCTCTTGAAACCAGGGCTTCGCCATGCGGCGGAGAGCCCGCGTCGAGATGATGGTGCATCCGAAATGCGCGGTGTCCACCTGTTGAACCGGGGCACCGAACCACCCGACGGGCACCTCGGTTGTGCCGTCCTTCGGTGGATTGTCGAGTTGGTCGAGGAGCGTGAGCATCGGCCGCCCGTCCTCGCGTTTCGTCTGGAGCGGCGCGAGAGCATCGCATTGGAAGCTCATGAACAACGCGAACAAATGTTCGATGCTTTCCTTGGATATGAAGCTGTCCATGTCCAGCGTGATAATCGCCTCTGTAGTGGGCTCAAACTGCTCGAGCATCCTCGTGAGAACCTGACTCCAGTAGGCTCCCTGCCCGAGCGTCGGGCGGATGTGCAAGGGCATCATTGCTTCGATGAAGCCGAACACGTTGATGAGTGGCCCGAAACGCGGGCCGCTAAGTACGGCCTCCACGCGGAGATCGACCTTCGTATCGCCAACCTGAACGAGCATGCGGGCACTCCGTAAAAAGAGAAGCGGCGGGTGTGACTTGTGCCACACCCGCCGCCTAGATTGCCCGACGTGTCAAGCCGATCAGCCGACCGCCTGCGTGATCACGCCCTTGTCGCCAGCCGAGATCGGCCCGGCCTCGCCCTTAGAGAGGCGAGCCACGGTCACGACGCCCACCGTGCTCACCGGCGTGCAGAACACCGTGAGGTAGCGACGCTTGCCGCGGAGATCGACATCGAAGCGGTGGGCATAGCCCACATTCGAGCCGGTCGTGCTGCCCGCCGCCACCGTGAAGTCGGTGCCAGCGACGAAACCGCTGATGTTCGTCTGGCCGGAGCCGGACGTATCAGACTGAGCCAGACGCAGAACCACGGCCGCCGTCGCTGCGGTGGCCGCAGCAGCGGTGAACGGGCTGAACGCCACGTCGATCGAAGCGTGGGCGAAGCCGATCGTGTCGATCTCGAGCGAGTGCGTGGCACCGGCCGCGACCGACACTTCGACCTTCTCAACAGTCTTTGAAGCTGCAACGTGATTCACTGTCAGATTCTCCTAGAGAGGGTGTGTGTATCAGCCGAACTTGAGGGCCACGACCGGGCCGGCCTTGGTGGTCGATCCGAGGTCGTTCACGACCATCGCATTCCGCGTGGTGGCGAAGGTGAGAGTCTGATCGAACTCGATGTACCGCTCGCTGGCGGTCTTGATCGAGATGGCTCGACGCTCGCCGAAGATCGCGGCCTGGCTGAGATCACCGAAGATCGCAGCACAGCCACCGGTCGTGCCGGTGAGCCGGCTCTCCATCGACTGCACGAGGGTCACAGGGTAGCCCAGGAACGTCTCGCCGAAGCCAGCAGCGACGTTGTCGGTGCTGTTCCCGCCCGCGTTGGACGAGCCGCCCGGGAGCATCGCGAGCCGCAGCATCGCGGAACCCCACCCAGCCGGCGAGATGTACCACCGAGCGTTGCGGCTGCGGGCGTACATCGGGAGCCGAGCCAGAAGGTCGGTGAAGTTCTTCATCGTGAGGTCGCCGAACGTCTGGTTGCTCGTGGCGGTCACGACCGAACCGGAGTAGGCCGACTGCAGAATCTTCGTCGCCACGCCTGTCACACCGTGGTAAGCAAGCGAGCCGTCACCGATGAACCCGGCGTTGTCGAAGGCTTCGCTGAACGCCTGGGCCGTCTCAACGGCCATGGCATCAGCAAGATCAATCACCGAGTCTTCGAGCAGCGAGTTCGAGGTGCGGTTCGCCACGCCCCAAATCTTCGCCGTCAGTTCGACGTTGTCGAAGGTCACGTCCGATGCCGTCACCTCGACGTTCTCGCCAACCGGGCGAGCCGTGAGGCCACCCGTGCGACGAGCGTAGACGAGCGTGTCGGAGTTCATGTTGACGCGCTTGGCGTACTGCGGGAACACGCCAAACTCTTCGACGAGCCGGATGATCTCGCTGGAGAGCTCAGGGCTCGTGAGCACACCGCCGAGCGAGTTCACGCCGCCGGCCTGAACGCGGGTTTCGACGTTGTGATCATTGCACCACCGGCGAGCTTCGGCATCGCCGAACACGTAGCCCTTGATGTGCATGCCCGCACGATACGCGGCTTCCGACGAGCGGAAAGCCTTCAGGGGGCCGTGCGACTTCGGCACGGCGTACTCACGCTTTTCCACGGCGGTCTCCTCGGTCTCGGGGGCGGGGGCAACAGCCTTCACCGGAGCGGCACGCTCCAGCACGCTGCGGAGCTCGAGCTCCTTGGTCTGAACGCGCTGCAGGAACTCGATCCGCTCGCGGAGCTTGTCGGCCTTGCCTTCGAGCGAACGGAGGGAAGCCTCCTGCTCTTCGGTCATCGGGGCCGCCTCTTCGCCCTCGGGGGCGTCTTCGGTCATCGCTTCCATCTCGGCGACAACGGCAGCCAACTCGTCCAGCAGAGCTTTGAGCTTCTCGACAGCCACGGGCGATCTCCTCGTGTACGGGGGTCGCGGCGGCTTCTCTGCCGTCGCTCTACCCTTGAACGTATGGAGACAGCCCCGCAGCCTTGCAGCACACGCAATGCGGGGCAGTAAAGAAGGGCTAGGCCGCTGGCTTCGCGCGACGCACTTCAGCGGCTGGCAGCACGTGCTTGTCGGTCGCGCCGCAGCGACATCGCAAGTACCGAATTTGGTACTCGCCCTGGCGTTGACTCGACGCCACGAGCAACTTCCCGACGCGGCAATTCGGGCACGAATCGCCTGACTTAGCGGCCATGCTGCCTCAAGAAATCACGGTAAAACTGCGACCGCGTCTCGATGTACTTGCGGGCCTCAACGTGCCGCTGCCGCTCTTGGCGGAACGTGTCGAACGACCGCTGTGCGACTTCAAGCCCGCCGTCGCCGTAGGCTGGATAGGTGCAGGGGCCGACATCGAGGAGCGAATCCACCGCGCGGATGGTTCTGACGCTCTGCCCCTCCTCGATCGCCCACTCATCGCCGCCTTTGGCGATGGTGAACGCGAAGGAACTTCCGAGCACGATCCCGTCGCGGATGTTGTTCGCCAGATCGCGGCCGTAGGTGGAGTCGGGCACCGGGAACTCATACCGCAGACCGACCTCGTCCACGGTCAGCGAAAGCGTGCGCGGGTAGCGGGCGAGCGGATAGTTGCTGTCGTGGTTGAAGAGTGCCCGCGTCTCGAGCTTCTTCTTCCGGCCGCGCCGCTCCGAGACGAGCCCGAACGCTGCCGGGTCGATCCGCTCATAGAAATCACCAAGCAGCAAAGAGCGGACGCCGAAGCGGGCCGCGTAGCCGACGATGTATTCCTTCTCGCCTTCACCCTCGATGCTTCGCTTTTCGACTGCGAGCAGCGGCACAGCGGCGTCGGCGTTCTCTTCGATCAACAGGCTGCGGCGTTCAACTGCGTTGCTCATCGTTCTCTCCTCGTCTGCGGCGTCGATCTGACGCGTGAGTTTGCTGGCCCATGCTTGCCCGGGATCTCCGCCCCACAATGCCCAGGCGATCCGGCCCGCGCTCGGGAAGCCGTCCTCGCCGGGACTCCACCCTTCTCCCTGCTTGTCCACCTCGTGTCGGGCGAAGTACGAAGCCATTCGCTTCGCGGTGTCGGGGCTGATGTTCGTTCCGTTCGACAGGTCGCGTGCGCGGGCCACGCCGACTGCGGTTCCGCCACGGTTGAACTCGCTGCGCCACGCGAGACCCTTCGCGGCTTCGTCGCGGACGCCACCCGGCGGCGTGAAGTCGATGTGGTCATACTTAGCCGCCACGCTTCCTCCCCTTCCGCTTCGGCTTTTCGTATGCCTTCTCCTCGACGGGCGGCTCCGGCAGCGGGTCGATCTTCGTGAGCGTCGCGACCTTGTGCCCGACTTGCGTCTCGGTCGCACGCCACCCGCCGCTCACCTCTTCGTACAGCGTGATGAGTGCGGCCGGGTCTTCTTCGCTCGCGTCGATCTTGAAGTCGGTGTTCGGAACATCGAGCGTGCCGTAGTCCATGACGTGATCAATTCGCCCGCGAGCACGACCGCCCGACGAGTCCCACGACACGAAGTCGCCTTCCGCAACGCTGCCGGGCTCGGCCCGGGCTTCGCTGCTCGCAGCCTCCGCGACGGGGGCGGGCGCGGGATCAACCGGAGCCTCGCTCGGCATCGTCTCATTCACGCCGGCAAGAATCGCCGCGATCTGCTGCGCGTTGATGCTCGGGAACGACGCCGCGATGAGAGCCGCCGCACCTTCCTTCGTGATGAGGCCAACAGGAACTTGCGAGATGATCGCGATGAGCCCTGTGATCTGCGCACCGTTGAGGCTCACGTCGGCGACTTGCGGCGCGGCTGGCTCCGCTGGTGCCGCCGCTGCGTCTGCCGCTGCCAGCCCGCCTTCGACCGCCTGTCCGTCGATGCCGCTCCCCGGCTGTTGCTGCGCGAGCACGTCGGTTGCCGTCGGCTCCTGGCCCAGCGTGCCCATGTTCAACGGGCGGTAGCGGGTGTCGCCGCCTTCGACCGGGTTGAGTCCTTCTTCGGCTCGGATGTCGTTCGTCGAGTAGACGCCCAAATCCCACAACTGACGATACAGCCCGGAGCGGCTCGTGGAGTCGGCCCGAAGCATGAAGCGGGTATCGAAGGAAACCTCGAAACGGTCATCCTCGACGATCAGATCGCGAGTGAATGCAGACTCAAAACGCCGCAGCCACGGCATGATCGTGTCGGTAAGGAACTCCTGCGACGATGATTCAAGCGACCCTGGCGGCATCGCCCCGGCGGCTTGAATCTTCCAGGCCGGCACGCGCCAGAGTCGGCAGATTTCCTCGATCTGAAAACGCCGCCCCTCAAGCCACTGGCTGTCGGTGTTCGTGTTCTGCGGGAGTCCGAACGGCTTGAGCCCGCCGGTGAGTACGGCCGTTTTGTGGGAATTTCCAACGCCGCCGTGCTTGCGGTCCCACTGGCTCGCGAGCGTCTCGCGGGCTTCGGCGTTGAGTTGCCCCTCGGTCGACAGCACGAAGCCGGGCCGGGCACCAGCGGCAAAGTACCGCGCCCCGTGGAGTTCGTAGGCCCGAGCCAACGCGATCGCGTCCTTGCACGTCTCGACCGGCGACAGCCCGTTGATGCCGTCTTCGGAGAGCCCGCGAATGGCGAGGATTTGCTCTTGGTTGTAGAGCGTTTCCTGCCCCTTCTCTTCGCGATACTTGTAGCGGAGCTTGCCGTTCTCCAGCCGCTCGGTCTTCATCCGCGACGGGTGCAGCGGCACCAGTTGCTCAACCGCCCCCGACTGACCCGACACAATCTCGCAATACGCTTCGTTGTAGAGCCCCAGGTGGAGCATCAACTGGCAACGCCACTCGAACGAAGTCTGCCAGCCATTCGGCTGGAGGTTCAGTCGGCGATAGAGCGGGAGCTCGGACGCCCGTCGCTTGCCGCCGTCACGCATCCGCTCGAGCACGTGGAGAGCAGGCGTCGCCACCGCCTCCGCGAGAACGCGAATGCACGCAAACACGGTCGAGACCATGAGCGCGTTGTCGGGGCTGATCCGCACGCCGGCCGACGAGCGGCTGCCTGCGTCCTCGTCCCACATGCGTTCCTCGCCCGGGAGCCAGAGGATGCGGTGCTCGTTTTTCGCGATCATAGGAAGAAGATTTCGGGGGCTGCGGAGTGCTGTTCGTTGCCCAGCCACACGGCGAGGGCTTCGCACGTCGCGATGATTCCGTCGATCCGCTCGGTGCTCTTGCTCTTGCTCGGGAAAATCTCGCCCTTGCTCGTCTCGTGGCACACGGTGTTGTTCGCACACCACCCGAGCACCGGGTGCCCGGCATGCCGAACTTTGCCGCCGGTCACGAGATTTTCGAGGGAGCGCATCGGCGCGGACATGGCCCGGCCGCCTTGCGGAAATCCTCGCACTTCCACCCCATCCCCTTGCAGCATGTTCGCGAGCATCTGCCCGTTGTGCTTCAAGTCCACCGCCAGCGTCCGCACCTTGTATTCCTCGCAGATCGCGAGAATGTCGCGATGCAGCACCGTGTAGTCGGTGACGTTTCCCTGCGTCACGCGGATGTGCCCTTCGCGTACCCACGACAGGTAATCGACCTTATCGCGGTTCGACCGCTCCACCGCGTTCGCCTCTGGTATCCAGAAGAACGGCAACAGATCGACCGACCCGTCGCTCGGGTCTGGGCAGGCGAGCACCAGGGCGGTGAGGTCATACGTGGTCGCGAGATCGAGCCCGGCATACACTGGGCGGTCTCCGAAAGGCCGCAGCGGTTCGCCGCACGCAGCCCACGCATCCGGCTTGAAGAACCTCCCGTCGGGAGCGCTCCAGACATTCAAGGAATATCGGAGAAAACGCCCGAGCTTTCGCGGGTTGGTCTCT